GCTTTGCGAAAGCCTTTGCGGCTTTGATCTGGTTAGGGCTTAACTCTTTTGGCTTGCCAAGACTTTTAGGGCGGGTTTTTTCCCACACGGGCTTTGTTGACATTTTAAACCTCCCATTCAAAATTGACAATGTTTATTACATAAGAGCACATTCAACTTGGCGTCTTTTTAACAAACCAGGCAGCACCTTACCACCGCCTTTAGTCCAAAGCATCAATTGCTCTTTGGCTCCATCCCAATCTTGGGCGTTGATTTTGCGCTTTAGGGTGCTGGTTTGAAGTCTGCCCACACCTAAGTTATAACAGAAGTCCACAATCGCATTGCATTTACGCTCATCTGTGGCTAGGACGGGGCAGTTTCTTAAAGCTCCAGGCAAGTATGTATGCTGGAGCTCGTACATTAATAGATCATTAGCTGCTTTTTGGCTTATTGATGGATCATTAAGAGTGACTTTCTTGCCATCGGCGTAGTAAGTCGATCCGTAGCCAATAGTGGGGATTCCAGCAGGGCAAAGGTAGGGCTTCGCTCTGAAGCCCTCAAACCGCCTACAAAGCTCTGCGGCGATCTCTAGGTTCATTACAAACCTCGTTTAGCTAATGTGCGGTCAAGTATCCAAAAATTTACGACACCAGAAAGCAACGCCATATCGTCCACAGTCCAAGCGGACTTCAGCAATTCTGGAACGGGCTGACCACTAGCATAACCAATAGCGATTGTGGCGGTCTTAAACACGCCATACAGCAATAGGAGGTAGTAGGTCATTACAGGGCGAACGGAAGCCGATAGAGAGGCTACCCAACCCCCAGCAGCCTTGACCATTTCGGTTTGTTGGTTGATGGCGGCATTAAAGGCATCCAGCACGCCAGAATCTATAGCAGCTTCTCTTTGAACGCCAATCTCAGCTAGTTTCTGTGAGCCACGAACTTTTTCTAGTTCGCATTGTTTGTCGAACATAGATAGCTCATGAAAGCGCTCATTCTTCTTGTCAAGAAATTTAATAATTTCTGGAACTAAACGAAAAAGGCCCCCAAGGAGAGAGCCAACAATACCGCCACCTAGAAAGTCCATCATTACTTGTCCTGTTTAAGCTCAAGCTTGTCCATGATCTTGTTGAACATGTCTTTGATGTCGCGCATGTCTTCACGGTAGTCATCCCGCTGTACGTAGGCTTTTGGAATCTCTTCACGCAGCTTGGCAAGATCAGATTTTAAGTCTTTCACGGCGGCCCAAAGCTCACGAGCAAACCACCCGCATACAGCCATGCAGGTTCCTAGTCCAACATTAATGAGGGTTTGGGCGTCCATGATTATTTCTCTGATAGGGGTTGAGTAGTTAAAGTGCGTAAATACGCCATCACCATCGACACGATCAGTAGCAGAAATCCCGTATTAGATGCGCCGATCAGATTGGTCAGCGCACCTTGGGATTGCTCCAACACCCCGCATACAGCAAGGATGATGGAGAACCATATGGTTTTAGACTTAAGCGCGTTCATCAGCTAAGTGCCTGAATTTGCGCTTGAAGTGCTTGAAGTTGAGCAAGTAGTTCTTCTTTGGTTGGGGCGACCGGCTCAGAGGCCGCGACCGGATCAGGCTCGGTAAAAGTTGTGCCGTCGTATTTCCAGCCGGGGCCAGCAGTTGGGCACTCGATCCAGCCTTGTTCAGCAGCGAACTCAGCATCTGCCAAGACCACATTGGTCACCAGACCGTTTTCAATAATTGCGTATCTGTTAGTCATGTTCATTCCTTACCAAGTGTAGACAACTACATAGCCGTTGCCGCCAGTACCGCCAGCGCCAGAAGCAACGCCGTTCACACAAGCAGCACCGCCACCACCACCGCCAGCAGGGAATCCACCTGCACCGCCAGCACCGCCAGCAGCACTGGCATTAGAGCCACCACCGCCACCGCCACCGCCGCTGCCGCTAAGTAAAGTAGCTCCATTACCACCAGCCGTGGGTGTAACTAAGCCGCCAGCAGCACCTCCACCGGTTGAATAGGCATTACGACCACCAGCACCGCCAACAGTTTGCACGTTGCCGGTATCCAAACCCCCGCCTCCACCACCACCAGCGCCTCCGTATACCGAACCACCACCAGCTTGCGCTTGTATTGATGCTGTAGAGCCACCACCGCCACCACCCCATTCAGCATTACCTATTGTGCTTGAGCTAACTCCAGCACCGCCACCTGAAATATTACTTGGGTTAGCAGACGCTGTTTGATTAGCGCCATAGTATGAACTTCTTGGTTGACCTCCAAAAGCACCTTGAGCAATAGTGCCATTACCGCCTGCACCAGCAGAACCACCACCACCACTTCCCCCTAAAAACAGAGTCCCATCATTATCACCACCAGCCCCTGAACCGCCACCATAAGCAGACGCATAAAATACTGAAGACGTACCAAAGAAAGTATCTCCTCCAGCAGTTCCATTATTTCCGCTTGTAGCATTGGTTGTTTGTGACGCTCCCCCAGCACCGCCAGCGCCAACAGTCACGGTCACGGTAGATGGCAAACTTGATGCAAGGATTTGAACTTGGTTTCTGGCCCCGCCACCACCGCCTGCACCGCCCCTTCTGTGTGTCCCTGCGGCATCTCTGCGACCAGAACCACCACCGCCGCCACCGCCCCACAAATCAACCATTACAAATGTAGCCCCGGCAGGCTTAGTCCATGTGCCGGTAGAGGTAAAGGTCTGAATGTTTAACGGATTGGCCCCTGCTGCCCAAGTAGGAGCAGAACCAGAACCAGCGGAAGTCAATACTTGGCCAGCAGTTCCAGCAGCACCCGTCAGGGTCAAGCCAGAAGTAATGTTTGCAGACTGTAAAGTCTTGTTTGTCAACGTCTGCGTATTGGTCGCAGTAGTGACGTTGTTAGGGGCGATGATACTTGATAAATTTGCCATGTTTTACTCCGGTTGTGTGGGCCATTCAATGTCAAATGGGAAGCCAGCTTGATTAGGAACATCACGCAGTGCTTGACGATATTCCGCCCAATCAGCTTTTTGTGTGTTGCTCATGGGGGTGTCGTCTAGCTGTGTCCAATCGCAATCACGCAGCTTCTCTGTACGCTGTGTACGTACATTCTTAGCTTGCTCTTCGTCCTTAGCTGTTTTAGCTTCATCGTCCATATCAGCTACGGAATACTTAGTAAACCATTTGCCGTCGATTTGTTGAACGCCATCAGCAAAACCTACTTGATAGCGGGTAGGCTGAGCTTGTGGGCCTTCCAGAACCACATCGTAGCCAAACTCGTTATAAGTCTGCTCTGTAATGTGAATAGGAAAACCTGTGCTTGGGAAAGCGGCACGGAACTCGCCATCCGTTACTACGGCTCCAGTTTGTTTATTACGTAAATTCATATTTACTCCTGTTTAAAATTTAAGCTATAGCTAAGAATATGTAAGAACCGCCCGATGCGTTGATAGCGGCCAATACGGCTGCATTCAGCGCAAAACCTGTTGATACTGTAGTAACAGAACCAAGTGTTGCCGCCTCAGCATTTGCGCTGTTTGTAAGCCAGTAGGGGTCTGTTAATGCAGTCATTCCGCGAGCTGTGTCGTAAACGTACCAATCACCTGTTGAGTCTGTGCGCTTGATGAGCACAAACCTAGCGCCGCCTGTAAACCCACAATCAATGGTTTGAGTTGAGCCATTTCCTGTGTAGGAACCAACTTTAGATACGCCAGCAAGAGTAGCAAATAGGTATGCTACATAAGTTGAGGCTGAATTATTTACGCCTTGATTAAACCCAAGTGTAAACACAGTTGATGTTGGAGCAGTATCATTCCAATCTCCACTATCAGTTATAGGTGCTGCTGTTGTATTTAATTCTAACCTTCTTGTAGCTCCTAGTGCAGAGATATAAACTGCCCATCCTGTAGCTGTAGACCCAGTTCGCTTTTTAACAATCATCAACTCAGGAACAACCCCAAGATTATGTGTTTGTGTAGCTCCTGCTGTACTGTTTCCGCTATAACAAACCTGATCAAAGAAGCCGGGGGCGCGGTCAAATAAGTAGTTGATGTATGTGTTTGAACTAGCATTTGTAATTGTTGATGTTGTGCCAACCTTGACGCCATCCATCACATCCCAAGGGTTTGCTTGAAGTATGGTTGTCCCCGCCGCTACTTCTGCGGCTGTGGTTGATGTTACAAGGTAGCCAGTACCAGTAAGCCTTGACGAGAACAAAGAGGCTACTGCTGCTCCACGGTTCTTAACCAGAACAGCATCTGAAACACCTGCGCTGCCGGTAACTGTTGCATTTGCTCCTGTACCTGTACGAGCGTTTAAACCAAACACACTCGTACCCGTAGTAGGCACTTTCATCGGGCCACGGCGTATGGCGACGTAGATGTAGGTGGTTGATGCCGCCCTTCCGTAGTAAAAGCCTGTGGCAGTTGGATAGCAATTAGGAAATCTGGAGCCTTCTGCGTTAGAGTTGTTTGCCTCTAAACCGGCTGCATCTCCGTATTCGCCAAGGTTGGGCATACCTCTCATGTTGTCTATCAAATCCCATCCGCTTGTTCCAGATGAAGATTTGATTAACAACCATTGCGGTTCGTATCCAAGGTTTACAGTGGCTACACCGCTGCCACTAGTCGTAAACGACCCACACGAAATCACATTGTCATTACCAGTCAGGCCAAAGCCTCCTGCGTCGTGGGCGAAGATGTAGGCTATGTAGGTTTGACTAGAAGCATTAACAGTTGCATCTGTTCCAACGCTAAATACGGTGTCTGTAGGTGTGGTGCTATTCCAGCGCGTAGCTCCGGTGGCAACGGCAGCCGTGGAGTTCAACACCACGTATTGCGTGTTTGCAAGACTGCGGTGATATACCTGCCAATCGCTCGTTGCATCTAAGCGTTTGACCATAATGCATCCCGGCACTGAACCAAGGTTGTGGGGTATCTGTCTACCAGCAACGCCATTCCCCGTATACGTCACAACATCAAAGAACTTTGGCTGCTTTGCAAATGTCCATGAGGCGTATGTTGCACTATTTGTGTTTAAATTAGCCGAAGAACCAAAAGAAAATCCATTATTGCTAAATGCTGTTATTGAATTTAAATTTGAACCCTGGTTACCGGCACTGTTGCTTTCAAGAAACAATCCCGGCCCTGTTATTGTATCCGTTATAACATGAGATAACGCATCAGACCTGCTTTTTTGCCAAACTATGCCGCCCTTACCCAACTCAATAACTGGGCCTATAGCTGATTGTGTAGCCCCTCCATTGTTTGTTATTGATATTGAATTTCCAGAATAGTCTGTAAAGGCATTTGTTTCCCTACATATTAGCAAAGACGTATTTGATATGGCTGTTAAAGGTGCAGACGGTGGTGTAAAGTTTGATGTATATACTGCTGTACCTTTTACAATACGATAGCTAGACACATAGCCATTCAGTCCATTTGACTGACTGGGTTGTTGCCATGAACCAAACAAATATAAATTAAGACTCGATGTATTCCGAATGTTTCCTGAGCTTGTGGCTGTTCCTCGTGCCGTTCCATCGATGTATAAAGTAAAAGTTGATCCATTACGAACTAGTGCGACGTGATACCAAACTCCAGTAGTTAATGATGTAGTAGCAATAGTCTGGTTTGAGAATATATCCCATACACCAGAATTCGTCGAAGCGTACAAATACCAAATATTTCCTCGCTGAACTAGATTAAATGGAGAATCAACAGCAGTTCCACTGTCTTGTGCGTACCAAGTTGCGCCCTGATTATTATTTCCACTTGGCAAAGCGTTGTAATACACAAAGAATTCGATTGTAAAGTTTCCAGCACCATTTATGTAATATGCAGAATTACTACCTGGAGAGGATAAATAATTACTAGTTGGACTAAACAATGCACTTGTCCCACTTCCGTTAACGTAACCAGTACCTAACCGAATACCATTGTTAATGGTCTGCGATGTGCCGTTGCCAGTATAGAGGTAGGTGCTGAACACATCCTCAACATAATTCGCCGCAGAACCACCTGCTTGCACCTGCGTTGCATTTGAGCTAAACATTAATTACTCCTTATAGAGTATAGTTTTGGCCAGCATTTGATCCGACCCAAGAAGAGCCATCTGCCGTGAAAACATACTTGTCTGCTTTGCTTGCTGTTGCGGTAATGGTTGGAGCAGTACCACCGGGCCATTTTACTGATGCGGGCCAAGTCACGGTACGTGAGCCTGTAGCGTCTTGCTTCAAGAACATTGTGAATGACTTACCTGCCGTAGCGGTAGGGAATGTAAATGTGCAGTTACCTGTCAGTGTCAGAATCTGCAATGTACCGTTAGTGTTATCAATCGTGTAAGCGGTTGATGTGTTAGCGGTTACTGTAGTTTCTGTGTAATTGGTAATGGTTGGGTTTACAAGGGTGGCCGTAGTAATTGTTGGCGAAGTTGCCAACACCACAGAACCCGTTCCTGTAAATGAGCTGCTAAATGCGCCAGCTTGAGCATAAACTTGCCAAGTTGTGCCGTCATACAGCATCTGGATTCCAACGCCAGTAATGTCACATACTAGGTCTTGAGCAGAGCCTTCAATAGTAGAACCGTTACGGCCAACTGTCAGGTTGTTTGTGCCCCAAGCTCCGCCGTCAGCCAACCATACTTGAGCGCCGGTAGAAGGAGATGCGGGAAGGTTAACGGTAAAAGAGCCACCAGTAGTATCTGTAATCACGCCCTGATTGTTGGTCAGAGTGGTTGTAGAAGTAATACGAGTGTATGTAATTCCACCAGCGGCGGCTGCGGCCCATGTAGGAGCAGATGCACCATTGCTTGTCAGAACTTGACCAGCCGTACCAGCAGAGGTAAATGCGTAAGCAGTTCCTGTTCCGTAAGAAACGCCGCCCGATGTGGGGGAGGCTGTTCCATTGGTTCCGCCGTTAGCAATTGGCAGAGTTCCGGTAACGGTGCTTAATGGAACATTCTTGTAAGCAATAGTCTGAACTACTCCGGCGCTGTCCTTATAGAACAATTTACCGTCGTTGTTGTTGATTGCCAGCTCACCTTGTGCAAGATTTGCCGCTAAAGGAACGGCAGATGCTGTTGAGCTTGAGTAATTGAGGATGGGGGTAAATCCTGTGGCGGCCATGTTTAATACTCCTTAGAATGTTCCACCGGAGATGGAGGAAACTCCGTATCCCGATAGTGTAGTGGGTTTATTGGTTAAATCTGCAAATGAACCAGAAAAAATTGTAGGCTTGTTTGTCAGATCATCGTAAGAACCGCTAGTAGCCACGGTAGCGAGGCTAGATGTATTAGCTTTACCAGAGATAGCTGTGGTTACATAAGACTCAGTAGCCAAGTTCACTTCTTGAGTGGTTGCACCAGCTTGCCATTTGCCCGCTGTTTCGTTCCAAATCAGGCGCTGACGAGCCAAGTCGCCACGGTCTACGTCAATACCAGCCACGTTCAAGGAAACGCCAGAACCAGCCTCACCTTTGTTCACGGTGATGATGTTGTCTTTAACTACCAAGTTTGCAGTATTAACTGTTGTGGTGGTTCCAGAAACTGTCAAGTTACCTGCAACGGTCAATCCGCCGGAGACAGTCTGATCTCCAGCAATAGCCACGGTAGGGGCTGTCAGAGTAACTTGTGTCGCAGAGGTTAAGCGAGTTAAAGCGCCTTGACCAGAAGACTGAATCAGCACATCGCCGTTTTGACCTGTAGTTTGGATAGTAGTTCCGGCAACGGAGTCCAAAACCAAACTGCCAGTGCCGCTAGTCGAAATACGCATACCTTGATTTGTATCGGCAGTAAACGTAATCGTGTTAGCGGTAGAACCCAGAACTGGAACTCCGTCTACGTACAGAGTGTTTGCATCAATGTGCATTTCTTCTGTGTAGATGGCGTTGAACTTCTTGGTAGGTGAGCCGATGTTAGAAGCACCAGACACGGCAGGAAGAATGTCGCCAGTCAAAGAAGCTACGTTAGCAGGAGCAAAACCCAGAGCAGTCTGGATAGAGCTAGAAGTTACCGATGCGTCAGAACCTGCGGGGCCTGTAGAACCTGTATCTCCCTTGTCGCCCTTGTCGCCTTTCAAGCCTTGGGGGCCTTGAGGGCCGTCAGCGCCAGTGTCACCCTTAACACCTTGAGGGCCTTGAGCGCCTGTGGCTCCGGTAGTACCTTGGATACCTTGTGGGCCTTGTGCACCCGTTGCACCGGTAGCGCCGTTAGGGCCAGCAGGGCCTTGAGCACCAGTAGCTCCGGTATCGCCTTTGTCTCCCTTATCGCCCTTCAACTGAGCTACTACGCCAGCGGGAAGGGTGGTAACGTTAGACAGGTCAGAATTGGCTTTATTGGAAACAGTCGTTGTCAATGCGGAAACAGCAGACTGGTCGTTAGCCAACTGAGCAGCAATCTCTTCCAATGTATCCAAAGCGGCGGGAGCAGCACCCACTACAGCAGCTATGGAAGCGTCAATCTGTGGCTGGATGTTTGCAGCGGTCAGAGCGGCAGAGCCGTTGATGTACACGCCAGAAGTGTTGATCTCAACAGCCTGACCCACTTGGATCAAGCTGGCCTTCAACAGGGGAACGTCCACTGTATCAGGGGCCACCACCATAACTGTTCCGCGAACAGCGCTGGTAAATGTCAGGCGGAAAGAGTTAGCGTCGATGTCCTGCTTACCAACCGACAAGATGTTGCCGTTCTGGTCTTTAACCTGAATCCACAAGTTGGTGGTGTTCAGATTGTGAGTCACAACCCACGTAACAGAATCTAAACCTTGGCTGTGAATATACGAATTTGTCTTAGATGCAAAGGGATACCAAGTCTCTAGATCACCCACTTTGATGTAGGCAAACAGACACTTGTCTTTGATTATGATGGTGCCAATTTTGGGGTTGGCGGGAAAGCCAGACTCGTTGACTTCCATAACCAAAGCACCGTACAGCGCTAGGTCGTTATAGATTCTTGATTCCATTTAAATTCCTTTCGGGCTTATGCCCTTCATGTATGCCGTGCCATGAGCAACCTTTTTCATAACTAGGAGCGTGTCGTAAGACTGGCGTATAAAATCCAATAGTTCTTGTTTTTTGACGATGCCAATTTTGTACATTTCAAACTTCTCTTGTACGTCATCAGCAACGCAGATTAGCCACTCACGAATTCTCTCAGCTTCGGTCACTCTCTAATATCCTCTTCTCAGCAGTTTCGTAAAACCGCTTTACCCATTCGATATTCTCAGACAACTGATCTCTGTCATCTTCCCCAAACGGGTCTTCAATCAAATCCGCTAGATCACGAATTTCGCTTTCAAGTTTTGAAAATGCGTCTTCCACGGTCTTTAGGGAGTGAAAATTAAAGTTTGGCAGAGCTTTCATAAGAACGGGGGGTGATTAGCCCCCCTCCTTAATTACAGGCTAGCGGCGCTACGGCAGATCACTTTGACCTTGAGAGCGGTAGACAAATACACCTTGATGGTGTTGTTGTCTTGCTCTTCAACG